AAAGACGTAAGCGGTTTTGTGCCAAGGCTTGAGCGAGCTGTCCAAGAGAACGCCGAAGGAAAGCAAGAACGAATGGAGGCAAGGCAGCGAGAATTGTCCGATCAACTTGCGGCCGAAGTTGCAGCCAATCCCGAGCTCGCTGAATTTCTTGGCCAAAAAAACGGCATGTTCACTCTGGACAGGGAAACCGGCACTGCTGACCTGTCGCGATCCAATAACGACAAATACGGCGAATTTGCTTCCGAAGACCCAAGCGGATACAAGTATTCCTACCGCGGCGGCTCAGCTCCTTCTGAGTTGAACCCGTACGGCGGGATAGAAGTAACCGGCACGAACCGTCGCGATGTAAGGATTTACCCGGGCGATCCTGTGCTGACCCGTACAGGAGATCAAGATGACACGGCCTCCTTCCGGCGAGAGGAAGAAGTAACGCTTGGGAAACTAGCGCAAGAGCTTTCGAATGAATACAAGACTGAATCAATTACCCGTGGGGGATTGGTAAGGCTTCGGGATAAGGGCCTATTTAATCCGCTGCCAGTAGCACAGCGGGATCGGTCGTTGGTGGGTCATATCAGCCGGCTAGAGAGAGCTTCCAACCTCTCTGAAGACCAGATCAGCCTGCTTGGACTAGACCCAAACATGCGGGTATTGAATCCAAACTCCATGGTTCGGGTGCCTGTCCCTGTTTTTGCCGTAACAAGGGTTGATCAAAATACTGGAGAAAGGGTGCCGGTTATTCAGCAAGAGACCGGTGAACCCTTGTATAGAGTCGGCGAGCCTGTTAACCGAGATCTGGACGCAATTCGCGACGAGCTGCGTCCTTTTGTCCCCTCCGCTGCAGGGCAATTCAGTCAAGATGAGGTTCTGCGCCGTGGGTCAGAAAGTGCGGACCGTGAAAACGCAGCAAACGAACAGGCTCGGCAAAATAAACGGGCGGCGCTGCGAGGAAGAGCTGCTGAACAAGGTGGTACCGGCAGCTTCCAAGACCTCCTAAAGGAGATTGTGGCCGGTGGTTTCATGGAGTCCGCCCCTGTCATATCTCCCGAGGCGGTAGATCGCCGTATCGCAAAGCTCAAGGCAGGTCTTATCGCTAGGGCTGGAGAGGCTGGACCCATGATCTCGCAGGAACTTGGCGAAAATCGGACCCTGGATGAACTGATCCGAGCAAGTTCCGCTCCACGGGGCCGCGAGGTGGACCTGTTCAGCGAAGAACCAATCGATGAAGCCCTGCTCCGAGCTCATAATCCACTGGAAGCGGACGAACAGCTCGGCGCCGAAATCCAGGGCTTGACCGCTAGAGGCTCCGGATTGGATACCTCGGAGGAAAATATGGCCAATTGGGCAGATATTGACTACTCACCAGAGAGCCGCGGTTTCCAGATCGAGCAATTCGACCGTGACCCAGCCCGCCAGCCATGGAGGGAAACCTTTGTTGACCCCATTACCGGTAATCCTTACCCCAATCCACTGAAAAACCGCATTAACGCCCTTGAAGAGACAGCGCAAAAGCTGAATCCCCTTGCTGACGCCGCTCAAGTCGACTTGATGACCAAGGCAATGGAGCAGGAAATGGCTTACCGGCAGCGGATTGGCGCTCCCCGCTCCCAGGAGTCCATGGCCGACGCACGCACCACCGCACAGTCAGCGCTCAATGCCCCCGCGAGCGCCTCTGTGGCCCCCCAGGAAGTTGGTCAAGAGCTGTTCGCCCGCCCAGTTCGCACCTGGACCCCACCCAAGGAGCCCGATCAACTGCTGGCTGACTCAATTCGCTCTAAATACCAAAGGACAGTCCCAGGAATGCGCGAGTTCTCCTACACAGGCCTTGCTGACGCGCTTGGGGGAGAGGTCGGCGACCCCCAACAGGAAGCAGCCATGAAGTTTTTAGCTGAGCGCATCGCTCGGAGGCGCTGATCATGGCGGATGAACAGGAAAAACGGGGGAAAGCCAAGGATTTGGCTAACTCTTTTAAGCGAATGAGCAAACCTGCCAGCCAAGGCGGTACCGGGGGCACCTTCTCCGCCGCTGCCACCAAGGCCGGATACCCTGACACCCCGAAAGGGCGCTCTCAGTTTGCAGAAGCCGTGCTTAAAGAGAAAGATAAGTACAGCGAAAAGATGGTGAAGAAAGCCAACTTCTATAAGAACGTCATCAGTAAATAATTCGCTAGAATAAGCGCACGGCTGGGATTACGTAAGTGGCTGGCGGGCGCGTACAAGATACCACTAGGCCCTCGCTGAATCAGTCGATCCGGCAGGCCCTGCAGAATAAGCGCGAACGAGCAGAAGTACCTGTTGTTTTTGGCATGGAAAAAGGCTCACCCCAGAGATTTGCGGGTGAAGAGCTTAAAGTTGCCGGCATGAATGGACAGTTTGGCGCTAAAACTGAAGACCCCGCATCGCAGCCATACTTCAAGAAGTTCGTATCTCGCTATGTTGCGGGAGAAGGTCTACTTAACGGTAACGGGGCAGCCTAATGAGATTCTCTGGTGAAAAAGTTCTCGGCCTGTTAAGTAAGATTGCGACCGGTGGCCGAGCGATGAGCAAGGGAGAAGCAGCCCTTGAGTTCGGGCCAGATATTGTCATGGCGGCGCTCACCGCTGCGACCTTGCCCGAGGGCGTGGATCCAATGCTGCGAGCAGGGGCTGGGGCCGAAGATTTAGCGTACGGTCTGGGCGGCTCATTGGCCGGTCGATTCCTCGGTAGGCGGGGGGCTGCTCTATTTAGGCCGGGTGACGACATGGCGGCCAGGGGCATAGAGCAGGTTGGCGGGATGTTGGGCGGCATTGTCCCAAGCATGATGGCGCCTCGCCCCATACTGAACCAGGCAATTGAGCAGGCCTACAGCAGGCAAGGGCAAAGGGAAACGGCTAAGAAAAATGAGCAGCAGGGTGAGAGTAATGAAGCGCTGGCGGATGCTCTTTTAAGGCTTGGCTACGTAAGCGCCTCTGGTGATGTGGGAGTTTCACCGGAAGTTATCGCTCGAGGTGGTATTGGGACTATCGTCTGATGGCGAACGATTTCCGGGGAATAAGGCGGGCGTTTTTAGGCGGGATCAACGCTGATCCAGGCGCTTACGGCAAATGGGAACAGAAAGAGCAGACCTTAGCCGGTAATGATTACGAGCCGAGCCCGAGTGAGTACATGCTCGGACGTTCGCCAATAGTTGACTATGTCCGCAGGCTGCTACCCGGCAGAGTTTCAGGCGTTAAGCCAGTAGTAGAAAGCTGGGGATTGCGCTCACCTGCAATGCCAGGTTTTATATCCAACTTGCCACTGGGCGGATATTCTGGCAAAGAAAAACAAAGCTACCTAGAGGCGCGTGACAACGACAAATTACTAAAGGAAACCACGATTCGCCCGGGCTTCATGCCAACCGGCGAGTTTGGCGAAGAAGAAAAGATTAACCTCTTAAAAGACAAGACATCCACCTCGGGACCGTCGATACTCCCTGGCAACAAGGAGATAGACGTAGACGGAGCAACTCAGGCAGCAGCACAGGCCGCGGGTGTGGCGGCAAGTGATTTTGTTGGCGATGGTGCTCGAAATATTTGGTGGTTCCTTAACGCGCCACAAGCAATTGCCCAGGTCGCCACTTTTGCGGGCCTGCATGGGGCGGGCAAGGGAGTTGCGCCGGATGAGTATGGACCAATTCTCAAGCGCGGTGGGCATCGCTTCGCTGCTGCACTGCCGGCAACGATTGCGGTCTCGTTTGGTATCGGTAGTGCCATGCGTCAACCGGGTTACGGAGCCGCGGTGCCGGACGAGGATTTGCGAACCAAGGCAGCGGACCCTGTTACTGAATTGGGCGCAAGATATTTCTTGGGTAAAAGTGGCAATTTGCTGCCCTATGAGCAATTTAAGTTAGAGCGCCCTGATGTATCGGAAGAGGAGTATCAGGAGTACAAGCGCTTCCTTCACGGCAACAAGTCACCATTAAAGGCGACGCTCGAGGGGATCAACGGCCCAGAGGTGAATTTCATGGGCAAGAGCGTTCCGGTTGTGACAACGATCCTACCCGTAATAGCGTCAATTGTTGGCAGTCGTTACGGGGCAAGAAAGGCCGCAGAAAGACTTGCCAATGGCAGCGAGGGAAATCAATTTGTTAAGTCTATGCTTGCCAGGGAAGAGGTAAAAGAAATTGAGCGTGACCTAGAAAGGGACAAGCCGGAGTACACCAGGGAAGATTTAGTAGCAGCGCAGGCGGAGTCACTTGGATTGCACCGCGACATACAAAATGAAGTCCTAAAAAGCGCTTTGACTTACGGTTCTGGCTCTCTTGTTACTACGGCCGTATTAGGATCGGCACTAGAAGAAGTCCGCCGTTCAATCGGCCCAATGGCTGAACTGGAGCCCAAGAAATGAGATTTAGAGCAAGCGAACAAGCAAGTAATTTTCTGCATAACCTGGGGACTGACACCAGCAGCGAGGCGGATCTCGCCGGGGCAGGGTTATCTGCATTTGGGACAAGCAGGGCAAGGCGTCTTAGCGATCAGGCAGTTGCACAGGCACGGGATACTGTTGCGCCTTTTGAGGCATACGGGCAAATTCTGCGGGCCCAAAATACGCCACAAAGATCCTCAAGCAGCAGCGGTGCAAATACCGGCAAACTGGTCTCGGCCGGCGCTGACTTGATCAAGGGTATTGGCGGTTTACTTGGCGGCGGTGGAGGTGGAGGTGTTTCGTCCTGGGGGCTGTCGGGTCCCAGTGGCGCGGTGAGCTACGGCGGCGGTGCTGGCGAGGCATTGTCTGATTGGAAAATTGGCTCAACCGATTGGTCGGGCATTGGTAGCGGTTGGGGCTAGGAGAAAGAAATGGCTTTTGGTTACAGCGATACAAGCACCAACCCAGTAGACCCATTTGCTGTTACAAGATTCAGTGGCGACGATGATTGGCTCAAGTCACCAAAAGTTAACGCCCTGAGTAATGTTCCAAATTTCAGCGGCAAGCAAATCTCTCCTGACAGTTCGGGGGAGGTGGCATACCAGGGGTCATTCTCGCCCTCGGGTGGTGGTGTCAGCGCAATGGATGATGTTCTATCGACAAATAAAAGTAACGAAACAAGGATGGCAGGGGACGCGCTAAAGGGTGCTTTCCAGGTTTCGCAGGCCAGGAAGGAAGCAGAGAAAACTCAAAGGGAGGCCGAGCAGCAGGCACAGGCAATGGCGTGGAATAATTACGCCAATGCAATAGCGGCGCAAAAGGCCAATAAGAAGTCAGGTGGTAATAATTTCCTGAGCACTGCACTTGGTATCGGTAGCTCAGTGGCAAGCCTCATTCCTGGCGGGCAGGCCGTGGGAATTGCTTTAGGTGCTGGCGCTAAGGGGGCAGGCGCGCTTGGAGTTTAATTATCTCGAGCTGATCGGCTAACTGCTGCTATATCGAGCAAGCTGTATTTACTAGAATAATGAACAAGTAAAACTGTCTCTGCGATCAGATGACGTCTGGGTTCTCTTATTATCCGTCGCGTAACGGATCTACTTACGATCTTGGCGGCACTGACCGAGTCGCTGTTCTCCCAAAAGCTAGAGGGCCAGGGGTTGATTTTGACGCCGGAGATTTACTTTCTGCCGCAGCGACTGCAGGCGGTGGGCGCAAAGCTGGCGATTTAGGGCTAGCAGCGATCAAGCAAGGATTGATAAATGCGGGTAAATCGCCTGCGGCTTTTGTCGGTAGGCATGGCGGCAAATTGGCAGGTTTAGGTATTTTGACTGCGATTCTTGGCGGCGCTGCTGAATTAGCCGATTCGAAGGATACTCTCGCTACTAACGTGGCCGAGGGCGTTGGATTTACTACTGGCACCCTTGGCGGCATGGCTGCAGGGGCCGCCGCTGGGGCCGCTCTGACAGGCCCTCTCGCACCGTTGGGGGCATTGGCCGGGGCTACGATCGCGGGAGCACTGGGCGGGACAGCAGGCAAGGGGCTGCTTGGCACAGTGGCTAACGCAATTCAAGGCATATCACCGGAAGACAGAGAGCTCAATCAGCGCTTGCAGGGTTCACGGGCTGAAGGGCGTTTACGTTTAGAGCAAATGCGGGAATCGCTGCCCGTAATGGAACAGTATTTGGCGGTCAAGCGTGATGATGATATTCGCCGTTTGGGAACCCAGGTGGGTGCGACAAATGACGTGAATTTTGCAAGCGCCTTAAACGCCATGCTGGTCAACAGGGGTAATCAGGCGGATGTTCAAATGCGTGAAATGAATCGGGGGCTATTTGGCTGATGGCATTTGATCTGCCCGGTTATAGCGTCGCTTCAAATTACCTGGCCTCCTACCGCCCAGTGGGGAAGGTGGAAGGTTTTGCCAACGTATTGAGCAACAGCGGCACAAATGCGCTAGCAAGAATCCCTGGCGACAACCAGGCGATGGCTGCTCAGCTGACAGAGCGGGCGTTGGCTGAACAGGGCGGCATAAAGCGCCAGAAGCTGGTTAACGAGCAGGCGACTGAAAACAGCAAGGCATCACTGGCAAAGGATTTCAACATCTACCTGCAGCAACGTGCAATCAACGAGCAGGTAAGCGGATTAAAGCAAAAGCCAACTTTGTTTGACAAGCTAAATCTTGCGGCAACTCTTTCCCAGGGATTTAGCGGCGGCGGATCTGCCAGGGGGCTGACAGCCAGTGAAATTGGGATAGGAGGCAACCCTCTGGACAAGTTAAATAATTTGCTGTCCGGCACAAGAACGTTAAGGGGTGAAATTAATCAAGCGCTGGGCGGAAGCAGCGGAATGACGGCAAACGCTCTTAGGTCACTACCTTCTATCGATGCGTCTGCCGGACGGAGTTCCGGGGGGATGACTGTAACGGAGCCAGCGCAGGCCCAGTTACGGCAGCAATCTGCGCCAAGCGTTCTCAGGGGTGATAGAGCGCAAGATGATTCAGACTTTATGAATTTCCTGCAGCAACAAAGGCTTGGCTCAGCGAGTTAATTTTTTTGCCAAGCTGCAACGACTAAGATAGAAAGGGAGGATGCACTCTTATGACACAGCCAAGCAATAGCATTGCGGACCTCCTGGCATGGGCCAAGAGTCGTAACCTGGTTGACGAATTCAATAAGCCAACCAAATACGGCGCTGAAACCTTTGCTGCGCGCAAAGCTCAGCCGTATCAATCGGACGCCCAGTCCAGGCTGCTAAACACTGCCGCCGCTGGAAAGCTTAGTAATGAAAATTTCTCTGACCAACAATCACGGATAACCCAGGCGACTGCGGAACGAACACCTGTAGTATTAAATGCCTTACGTGGCCAATCAGATATACGGGGAGACGAGCAAGAGCGCCGGGTAGGCCTTCTTAGAAATCAGCTAATTGACCCGCAGGGTAAGCGAGAAACTGATTTATATATGGCGGGAATCGGGCCTGGCGGGTTAGCCGACCGATTGATGGCATCGGATGAGCGCAAGTACGCGCAGGCGCTTGCATCACAAGAAAAGGCAAATAATCAAAATAGCGTTCAAAACTTAATCGGTAACATTCTCAAGGCCGGCTCAATGATCCTGCCGTTCGCACTCTCCTAGATATGTCCTCCTACGCATCACCATCCGCACCAGTGACAGGGGCCAGCGGAAAGACACTCCCTTATCCGTACACGACTTCTGGCACCCTGATAAGTTCAGGGATGAAGAACCTGGTTGATATTGGCAACCAGTACAAAGACAATGAATCAATTGGGGCCTTGGTCGCAGGCGGGTTAATTGATGCTGCTAAAACGACGATTAATACCGGCCTTGAGAATCAGTACAACGATTCATTCCTGGGCAGCATGGCAACTTACAATAAAACTCTTGACGACAACAAGACTGGCAACACCAAGGGCTTGATGGCTACCGAGGCCGGGCTCACTAAAGAGGTAATCCAGAAGAATGCCGATGAAAGTATCAGACTCGGTCAAGCGGGCTACGGATCAACTGGCTACATGACCCAAGCCGAGGTTGCTAAACAGGGCGCGGTTAACACTGGGATGTTAGACGTAGCAAGGGAAAATCGTTTGGGATCTGACTTTGCCGAAGTCACCCGGGGCCAAACATCTCGGGATGTGGCGTCAACACAAGCAAGTGGAGCCCGTGATGTAGCCACAATTCAGGGTGACTACAACGTTCGCAATACAACGGAAACTGGTCGACAAAGCCGTTTGCTAGAGGGCGAGAAGACTGACCAACAGATGCGATTAAGGGCAGATGCCAGGGGCGCTATCCGCTCTGCTGGTGGCCGCTTTTATGGCTGATAGCTAATGTTGGCTAAAGAGTCAGATCAGGTAACAGTATTTCTCAGGGCCCTGGGGGATAGCGCCCGAGAAGCTTTTGTCAATTACGCCGAACATACATATTCCGTCTACGAGATATGGTTATATGCTGGCGTGCTTGGATATAGCGGTTCTTTTGTAGAACTTGAGAAATGGGTAAGCGAGAATCACAAAAAGCTAAATAGGCGTGATTTGCTGCTGAGAGAAATATGCAAGCTAGAGGAAGACATTGATGCGATCCGACAGCAATCAATATGCAACATGGTAAAACCGGAATCCGCCGCGTCTCGGATTGCCCAGCTATCAAAAGAAATGCGGGGGCACGTAGTCGAGGTCGAGCGTATGTCTAAACCAGTGGATAGACGAGGGCTGGTATTGGCCGGCGCTGACCGGGTGATGAGAGAGCTAAATACAATCTTTGAGAACAACGCAGAAATTAAAGATGCGCTGGATGAGGCGTTTGAATCAATCTGGACTCGACTCATAGCAGAGGTGTAGTCGCTAGATTGGCGACATGGCTGTAACTTCGATCGCCCTGGCGCACAAGCGATCAGCAAAGCTTGCGGCAAAAGCTGTAGTCAAAAAACCAGACATTGTGGTCACGCCGCCACATGTAATTAAAGCGCGTAATAGTTTCGCGTATTTTTGCGAGCTTATGGGTCATCCCCCTGCTGCTCACATGAAGAAGTGGCACCAGGAGTTGCTGACCGGCAATGGCAATGATCACCTCAAGTGGGTGGCAGGGGCAAACACCGTTCTCTTGAGCCCGCGGGGTTCGGCCAAGAGCACTGTTATTGGGATGTTTGTTGCCTGGCTTATCGGGAAACACGCGATTGAAAAGAAGCTACTCCGCACCCTCTATGTTTCGTACAACGTAGACGTAGCAAGGAACAAAAGCGCTGCGATCAAGAACCTGGTTCAATGCAAGGAGTATAAGGAGATCTTCCCGACAGTGCGGCTATCGAAGGGGAGAACTAGCGATGAACTCTGGTCCATTGATTTTGACTATGCACAAATAGACGTAAGGGGCGAGGACGCATTCACTATTGCCTGCGCAGGCCTTAAGGGGACCATTACATCCAAGCGAAGCAGCCTGGTAATCGTGGATGACGCCATCAAGTCTGCGGCAAGTATTCAGAACCCGGACATCCGCCGTGAAATGGAGGCAAACTGGTCAAACGTGATTGTCCCGACGATGTTTGAGGGTGCTCGGGCGATCTGCCTTGGTACTCGATTCCATTTTGATGATCTATTCGCAACGATCTATACAGAGGCCAAGGGCTGGAAGGTGATCACCCAGACGGCCCTCTCATACGACGACGACGGGAGGCCAAAGTCCTATTGGCCGTCCCAGTGGTCCACAAAATACCTGTTGCAGCTTCAGGCGGAGGACAGAACGGCCTTTGCTTACCAGTACCTGAATACACCGGTCAGGAGCACCGAGCTGGGCATATCGCCTGACTTGTTCGTGCGCGGGGAAGTGCCCGATGACTACGACTCGATTGGGGTTGGGATTGACTTAAGCGCAGGGCTGGGCGAGCGCAATGATTGGACAGTTTTTACGTTGGCTGGCCGGCATGAGGACAAGTGCTACATCATTGATTACAAGCGAATGAAATCAATGGGCAACCTCGAGAAAGTCGAGGCCCTATGCGAGCTGTTGGTTGAGTGGAACCTGCTGAACGTCAATGAAGAGGGCCAGTATTTCGCTAGCACCTCACCCGTGACTATCTGGCCAGAAGCCGTGGCCTACCAAAAGTCATTTGAGGGGGATTTGCGGCGGATGCTTTTCAACGAATGGGGCCTCTATAACTTGAACGTCAAGCCTGTTTCTGGGTTCAGGGGAGACAAGCTGGCTAGATTACGGGGGATCCTGGGCCTATTCCAGGCAAAGCGAGTTATCTTCAAGAAGTACAGGGATTTTACCTGCATGGTGGACGAGATTATCAATTTCGGCCACGCCCCTCACGACGACTGTGCAGACTCCCTCAACATGGTTGTATCTGGGCTGATGCGCAGAGGGAACGCCCATATTGAATGGTAATTAGACTGGTCCCATGACTCAAAATTCGCGGGAACGATTCCGACAAATTATTGAGGCCGCCCGCACCAGGGATGGTCACACCGGAATCGATACGATGATCGTGAACTCGCATCTCACGCAGATGCGGATGTTCATGCTGCGGCAGGGCTTGGAGTTTTACCCGCGGCAGGACACGTTTGGTTTCCGTAAGAGCTTTGTCAACAGCGTGATCGAGGAGAACGAGATCGACGCCCGCCTCGAGGGGGTTGTTGACGACTTCCTGATTGACGGCAAGGGATTGTTCTATTTCCGGCCAGTCAGGGACACATACCGGATCATGTGGTTCAGCCGGGACAACTATCGGGCTTATTACGACCAGGTAGGCGGGCTAGAGGAGGTTGAGCTGATTTATTCCTTCCAGGTAAGGCAGCCGGGCCTCGGTTTTGCCTCAATGGACTCTGGCTCTCAGGGCGCGACCAAGTACGTAAAACTTAAGGTCAGGAAGGGTGAAATCAAGGAATCAATCACTGACGACAAGCCAAGCTTTGAGGTCGGGGTTGGCCTGCTGTCCGGCGCAATGAATACCCGGACAACAAAGAACAGTCTGGGTTTTATCCCCGCTGTTGAGTGCTTCAACAACATGAAGTCAACCGGGACCGAGGCGACCGGTGATTTTGACTGGCTGGCAGAACACATCATTGTTCATGATGATTTAGTTAAGAACATCAGGGCAAACATCACGTTTTACGGCAACCCAACCCTGGTTTCCAGCAGGCCCAAGCAGGACCTCGTGGAGAGCGGGGACAGCGGCGGGATGCGGCCAACCATTAGCTCCCAGGCAGGCTTCTACGCAGCCAACCGGCCATCGACACGAACCAGCCAACCGCTGCCTGGTGGTGTCGGCGGGCAGAGAATACCGCGGATTATTGCCAACATCGAGGCCTCTGATCGGGTTGCATACATCACCCCGGACGCGGTTTCTGGTGATCAAAACCTATACGCAAGACAGTACAGGGAAGAAATTCGTAACGCTCTTGGTGGAGTTGACGAATTAGGCGCCTCAACTGGTGCGACCGCCTACGAAATCAAGTCACTATTTGGCCGGGCTGCGACAACAGCAAACAGAAAGTGTCGTGGATTGCTGACATACGGACTATGTAAGTTGCTGGCCCTGATGGTGTTTCACGAGGAACGAGTTTTCCGTGAATCATTCGCCGCCGCAATCGGGATGCCGGAGCCGCCTGCCCCAATTCGCGAGGAGATGAGTGATGAAAAGGTTTTCCTTGACACACTTAAGAAGTACACCACTGCGATGTCTCAGTACGAGCAGGCGCTAGAGGAGAAGATTAGAGAAGCAGTGCAGTCCGAGAATCTGCCGCCTAATGTCGTGGGCCTGATACCCGATGGCGATCGAACTATTGAATGGCGCTGGACAGGTCCGGTGTTCGCTGAAAGCACAGAAGATATACTTAATTCAAGTATTGTTGTACGTAACCTCCAGGAACTCGGCGTAAATTCGATCGAGGCCCTGCGGTACTTGTTCCCGGACAAGACCGACGAGGAACGTTCAGCGATGCTCAGTGGTTATCCATTTAGGATGGCCCAGGCTACACAACAAAGCATTGGGACATTCCTGACGCTGATCAGCAATATGAGGCAGACGCCTCATCCTCAGTCCCCAGATCTACCGCTACTTGCGGATCCTAGACTTGATTTAACGCCCTTTGTTTATAGGGCACTCGAATTCCTTAAGCGCGAGCTAACTTACAGTGGACAGTATTCAGACACAACCGACGCAGGCGATCCAGGCGCCCTCACCGGCCTCGAGCGCGCCCGTGTCGAACGGGGTCTCCCCCCAGATTCAGGCACAGCCAGCGCCCGCTTCATACCAGATCCAGGCGGCACCTTCGGCTCCTCAGGCTTACCAACAACAGGCGGCCCCTCAACAGGTCAATCCCTGGCAGGAGGCATTCAACCGCCTCAACGAAAGTTTGAGCGCGAACAGGAGCTACCAATCCCAGGCGCCCTCCTCTCCGACGATCCAACAGCCGGCGTATACGCAGGAACAGGCGGCCTATCCCTATCAGGCGGCAACCCAGGCATATCAGGCAGCTCCTTCCTATTCGGGGCTCCTGACCTCGGCGTTTCCTCAAACGCAGGCATATTCCCCGGCGGCGTACTCAACGGCTCAAGCCCCGATGAGCGCGCAACCCCAGCAGGCCGCCCAGGCAAGCGACGGGTACCTGGAAGGCGTCAGCAACGAAAGCCTTGAGGTTCTCCAGCACTTCGGCGCTGAAGCCCCTGCCCTGCTGAATCGCTACAGCTGCGTAGTTGAAGACGCCCTGCTTAACCAGGCTCGTCAAACCGCAGAGATCGTTCAAATCGCTGAGGCTCTCCGAGGCCAGATGGAACAGGCCCGCACGATTATCACTGCCGCTGCAGAGGATAACGCTGCGTACCACACCATGCTGACCAACCCCGGTCTACTGTCTGACTACGTAAACGACTTCTTTGGTGCCAACGGGCCTTACCCCGTGGAGACCTCTAAGGATCGTTTAGTGGCTGACATTCAGGCCCAGGAGCAGCGCACTTTTGCTGCAGCCCCGGCTCCCGCCCCCGCTCCTTATTCCCGCCCGCAGCTTGATATGCCCTCACCTGGCGTACAGGCATCTGCGGAAGACGGCAGCTTCTGGGCAGTTTTCTCGAACCTGAGCGAACGCAACCCTGAAGCAGCTTGGCAAATGCTGAGCCAAGCAACACCCGACGCCCTGCGCAGCAAGGTGCTGGTTTCTGAAGGTTGAGAACATTATCGGCCCCTGAAATATGGGGCCTTTTACTATGAACATCCCACAGGCATTTAAGTATTCCCCGGCTGAACTGGCGCTGATGAATAATCCGCAGTTGGTATCACGGGCAAGTATGCACCCTGGTATCACTGAGCAGGGAGAATCGGCTCATCAGGGCGCCCAGCTGGCTTCCCAGGCAATTAGCAATCAGCAAGCCCGGGCAATACCTCAAGGCAACCAAAGTGAAGCTCGGCTTCAAGACGCATCCCGTAACATCAACGTTGCGCAAAACACGCAACAGCTTCAGGCTGATCAGCTGCTGTTTAACTACAAAGCTGGGTTACAGGAAGCCGCGGTGCAGCGGAACCCAGATGCGCTGCCCGGCCTGCGCGGGGCTGGCGAACTTGCCGCACAGAAAGTGTCTCCCGAGCAAATGCTTAACGCGCTTGGTTTTGCTTAATAGGAAAACCCTAGAATAGTTTCACTTGCGGGCACGTAATGCGCTTGGCTGGTGGGCCAGAGATTTATCAAGCCCTGGTCCAACATTTCTCCAGTGACAAGATTCCGTCATCCGCGGCGGAACACCTTGCTGCGGAGGTCATGACGCATGGTGCCGAAGCAAATACTCGGATTGAGACTTTCTTCCGTCTCTACGAGCTGCTGCAATCAAAGGGCTATAGCGAGCCGGCAAGTCAGCATCTAGCGGTAGAGATGATGGAAGGTCGTGAGCCAATGGCCCAAGAGACAAGACGTTTTTCGGGTACCTATGACGACGAATGCTGCGACCCCGGGGCTTACGGCAGCCCTTATTGAGCGATTCGAAGGAATCGAGCTTAAGGCGTATCTCGACCCAGTAGGCGTACCGACAATCTGCGCGGGCCTAACGTATTACCCGGGGGGAGCGGGCGTACGGCTTGGCGATGTTTGTACCGCCAGCGTGTGCCGAGGGCATTTAACTGAATTACTGGCAAAGGATTTTTTGCCAAAACTGGAACGGATTCCGGGGTGGGGGAAACTCCCGCCCGAGCGCCAAGCCGTACTAGGGAGCTTTGCATGGAACATGGGCGCCGCGTTCTATGGCTCGGTCGGGTTTGAGACAATTACACGGGTACTGAAAGACGGAGCTGTTGACAACACGGTATATTCCCAGTTAGCAAGTGCGTTAATGCTTTACGTGAATGCAGGCGGTAAGCGATTTGAGGGGCTTGTTAAGCGTCGAGCTGAAGAAGGTAAGCTGTGGGATAGGGTTGCGTATGGTCAGCTGCAGTTAGTAGCAAAGCAGGACACCTGGCTTAAAGTTGCACCGATTGACGCCAAGTATCTTTCTCCCGTGGGGAAGCGCCCAGTCGTAGAGGGAGGGACACTAAAGATTACCAAGCTCGAGGAGATACCTCGTGATGCTCATTGCTGGGTAACTCTTGAGGGAAGCCAAGACCGGTGGTCAATATTCATGCCTCATTTCAGCAGGGTAGAAGAAGCAAAGCCGGCGCCCACTGCAAAGCCCCAAGCGGATCCCAGTCCTGTTAGTGCAATTGACTGGACAAATTTCAATG